CCTTTGGCGCCCGAATCCTTTGATTGAATCACTTTACGCTGAAAGGCCCGCTCATCAGCTTCCTTTCCCTGGCGAAGACGCAACCATTCTTTGTATTTCTTCTCATCATAGACTTCATTACGATCCATAATGGGAATCAATTGTTCTTTCTCAGAATGGAATACGTAGTGTGTCAACGGGACAATGCGATACTGCGTTTCAATCAAATGAACGGGAACTTGTTTGAGTTCTCCCAGCCATTCCGCGAGATACTCAGGATGATCGAGTGTCGCAGACAACATCACCATTCGAATGGAAGGCGGTAAAAGGATCATGGTTTCTTCCCATACACTTCCTCGGTCACGATCGTTGATGTAATGGCACTCGTCAAAGATCACCGCATCCAGATCATCCAGTGAAATCGATGCGGTGAGGCCAAGATGTTCTGTGGTGGTTCCTCGTTTATACAGTAAATTTCTCAGAATCTCCGTGGTCATAATCACAATTTGTGCGTTCGGACAAAACTTCAAATCTCCCGTCATAATTCCCACCGTTGCGTCGCTAAATTGGTGCTTCAGGTCATTGAATTTTTGATTGGAGAGGGATTTGATGGGTGTTGTATAGAAAACGCGTTTTCCCTTTTTGAGTGAATGATAGATCTGATATTCTCCTACGAGTGTTTTTCCTGAGCCCGTCTTTGCGCAAATGAGAACATTCTCTTCTTTCGCAATCGCAACCAGAGCATGTTTCTGAAACGGATCCAGTGGAAAAGAATAGGGATGTGGGGGGAGTTCTGTATCAGGTGCCTTGGAGACATCAGGGCGAATCAAATAGCGAGAATCAGTCATGGTATGCGTTTGTTCTTGTATTGATGTAGTTTGATACGTAATTGTCAATTTTATTATCTAAACATGAATGAATACATATATACAATGGATGAGCCAGAACCAGGCGAGGTTCGATTAAATGAAGTAGTGATTATCCCAGGAGAAGAGAGGATGTCTGAAGACCAGTCGACAAGTTGTCGATGTATCGATTGTATATGTAGTTTATTCATATTAGGTGCTGTGATTGGTATTTTAGTATTTTCTTATTATAAGGCATTGAATGGATAAATAGGATTTAAATAACGGGAGTTGCTTACTACATACAATGAAACGCGTAGTAGTCACCTTAACCGACGCAGGTTATTTTCATAAAGCAAAGCGTACCATTATGGATGTGCGAAGTCGTGGAGAATGGAAGGAAGATCTTGTGCTCATTACAATCGGATTTGATGCGCCTCCCAATTTCCTCGATTATTATCGCGTGATTCCGATGCGAATGGAACATCTGGATACGAGTCGATTAGTGGAAGCCTACCAGCAATATCCCATTCGTCCTACATGCGATAATCGTGAAACCAAGAAACTTACTCAATGGGATAAATTTTATGTATTTCATGAGCGTTTCCGTGAATGGAACCGTGTGATCTATTTGGATGCGGGACTGCGTGTATTGGATCGTATCGAACATCTTGCGTGCCTTCCTTGCGATGGTCTTCTTCTGGCTCCTGATGATGCGGCGCCCTACGATTCAACCAAACGATTTGGAGGAATCATCGAGGTGGATCGGCATCCTGTGATTGTGGAACGCCTCTTTGAAGAGTATCCACGAAGTATCTTGGAAGAGCGCTATTTTCTAAATTGTATTTGGATGTATGACACTACACTACTTGATAAAATTACTCTACAGGATTTGGTGGACACGATGAACGCCTATCCCATTTGTCGCTGTAATGAAATGACAGTGATGAATTTACTCTTTACATTTAAACACCGAGTATGGCAACCTTTCCCCAGTCATTGCGCGGATCAGCGCATGCGCTTATTTGGATGGACGGAGCGTGATCGAGATTATGGACCCTATACCACCTGGCGTGACTTTTGTTTTTTGAAATATCCGTCCACCATCAACATGGATTGTGAATAACATAACGGTTTAGATACGTTCCCAATCGGGTAAATAAATATCCTCATACTGAGCCGGTCCATCAGGGCCAAACCATTTTGAAGGAGCGATGACATGCTTCGTAGTGGCCATCCATACACACCACCAAATAAACGTGGAATTGGACATAATAAAATAATGAAATTGTTGTAAGAGCGCGAATGTATTTACATCATTTTCATCATGAATCATGATCGTTGAGTGAGGATAGACCTTCGCAATATCCTCTTGAATGGATTTCCAGTAGGTCGAATCATCACCACATAAAATGACAATTGGGTCAGGAACGGTCTGTAACATACACCGAATGGCTTCGCGATAATAGGACCCTTGAAGTGGTCCATGAACATTGGCGTATGTCACATAATCCGTTCGTCGACAATGAATGACCACTATACGATCACGATTTGCCAATAAATACCCATAACGTCCTTCGAGATAGGACATTTGTTCTTGGGTTGGCGCAAACAATGCTTTCAATTCATTACGTATTTCATCTGTATAAAAATAGCGATCGGATTGAAAATACCCTCGCAAGTATTTTCCCTTTTTATTCAGCGGAGCAATGGGTGTATAGAGTGTGGCTGATTCTTCGGACCATGAATCAAGATGAGAAAGTGTATGCGAAATGAGATGGGATTGAAGACGATGAAAGATGGAATTCCAATAAACAGGACGATTTCCATTCTCAGATCGACGATGTATCATTAACTCGCCTCCCTCTTTTTTCGCATATGCATACGCGGTCGCAATCTGGAACAATTGATTTCCTAATCCGCCCATGACATCTACATAGACATATTTGGGAGGTTTCTCAAATTCATCCTGAAAGAGATCTTTGATACGTTCCTTTAGAAGAGCAGTGGTAACACGATTGGTTCCATGTTGTTTCACCCATTCATACCCACGTTGGCGTTTTCTCTCTGCTTCTTCTGGGTGTTCCTTGTAATATTTCATTTTTTGTACCAAATCCTCTTTGGAGGAAACATAGACCACAATTCCATCGGTATAAAAGGCAGCCATCGGATTTTCGCATAATACGATACAGCCATACGCAAGCCCTTCAAAAATACGTTGGGAAAGATGTCCCGTTTTAATATTTTCGTCACTCTGAAATCCGAGCGCAAACTCAGAAGATAAATAAATGTCTCGACGTGTTGCGTAGGGTAGATAATTATTATAGATCACACGATGATAAATTCCTGTATACTCCTGTGGAACCCAGTCCATTCGATAGCCTCCACCCATGAAACAATAGTCACGAACTACATTGCGGGAATAGGTTCCCACTTTTTCAGGGCTCTCACTCGCACGTAGTTTCAGGGGGACATAATCGTCTCTCATAAAATAATCCAATCGACCATTGTCTTGAGGCGTTACATGAAGCCAATATTCACCGGTGTAGATCATTTTGGAAAAGGGGCGAAATGCCATATTTTGCCAATACCAGCAAACAAATACGGTATTTGGACATCGTCTTGCGATTTCATCATAGGTTGCTCGATAGTTTGGATAGGTTCCACCCGCATCATCCAAGAACGCAATGCCACCATCACGAAGTTCATCCAGAGAGGAAACATACGATATCTCACATAGATCATCCTCTTCAAATGCGCTAATGAGTTCTGTAAATACGCATCGCATGACCGGCAAGGGTTGAATCTCAGGAATGACAATCACTTGAATGAAACGACGCATGAGAGTTACTTGTTAGGAAAGGATACCGATTTTTAAGTAGGAATCATGTCTACCGCATATTGTTATTTGCTCTATACGGACGCCGGTCATACCTATGTAGGCGCTACCGTGGATCCAGATCGTCGTTTGGAACAACACAATGGTCAACGTTCGGGTGGAGCACGAGCAACGGGGATTCGAGTTCATCAAGGTCATGAATGGAAACGAGCCTGTTACATTAAAGGAATCCCTGAATGGCGCTCCGCACTTCAGATCGAATGGCGATGGAAACAGTTGGGACGAACACAATGTAAATCGGTTCGAAATCCAATGGAACGGCGTCTTGCGTCTCTCAAACGTCTTCTTTCACTTGAAAAACCGACGAGTATGGCCATACCGTATGAGGCCTATCCTGATGGGGTACCGTCAATTGTCTGGGATTCTCCAGAATGGAAAGAACGATATGACCAGATTTAATGATCGAGAACGACAATCGCATCCTGTAAGGAATAGGGTGAATATCCAATACGATCCACAATCCACCGAGGCTGGGCAACGGCTTGATACAATACTTCCATTCGATCATTCATCATATTATCAATCATGGCATATTCCCTCTTTTTCATGGGATAAGGAACAATCATCACCGGTCGCTCCGCACGTGTGGATGCGAGTTGGACAAGCGTGCCTGGAGACATCGCAAAAAACTCCTCGATTTGCGAGGCCTTTGTATAAAAGAATCCAATGAGCACCATCACAATAATGACAAAGAGAGCAATCGAGAGATATTTCATGATTAATTCTAATGATACGCTAGATTCAATGATGAATTTATTGCTCAAATCATTGGAGCCTTTTTTTCAACCAAATAAGATTGAACCTTCACATGGTGTATTTTCCGTCGATCTCGTTCTCTTATTGGTGGTAAGTATCATCGTAGTTCCCTATGTCTTTTATCAAATTCGAGGAATGGTCCCTTATCCAGTAAAATCATCACTTCAATTGACTGATTATTATATTTTAATGATCCTTTTGGTCTATCTTGTGATCGGTGTCTACCAGCACTATTTTTGGACAAAACAAAATAAACTTCGAAAAGAAATTGTAATCCCTCGAACAAAGCTGGATGAAATCATTCATTCTTTTTTTGAAATCAATGACAGTTGGACCTACATTTATAATTTTATTTACTATTTCGTATTCGGATTTATCATTGTAAGCATCAAAGACTATAAACATTTTGCGATCCTAGTATTGGGTGGAATTGCGCTCATGTCTGGGCTTTCTCTTATTTGGTATTTCTTTCCAAATATTGTCGATGATCGAATGAAGGCGAATAATTACTTTTTACAAAAAACGCAACTGATTGATGAAAATAAAAATAATGCCTGTCCTTCCGCACATGTTGTCTTCGCAATGTATTCCTTTTATTTATTACGCAATGTGATTGGATGGATTCCTGCGGCAATGATTCCTCTTTTAATCTCTATTAGTTGTCTAACAACAACACAGCATGTTTCAACCGATGTTATCTTAGGAGTGCTGTATACTGTGTTTGGGTATGAAGTTGTTCTAAAAAAGATCTCACCAACTGTTTTCAAATAAGCGCGTTTGAATCTATGAAAAATATCCTCCGACAAAGATAGGCCTTCTGATAGCTCAGTTGGTAGAGCAGCGGACTGTAGATCCGCGGGTCACTGGTTCAAATCCAGTTCAGGAGAGCTGTATCTTTTTATATTCATTACGTTAATGTTTATAAAAAGATCAATCAACTTACATGCTTAGCGCTGATTTAATAAATAACTCGGTTCCGTCATAAATACAGTGTTCGTATTGGAAAGCAATTCATGGAAAAAGAACCAGGGATTGACATGTCCAAGTGTTCGTTGTACCACAACGGCGATAGTGGGATCCTTTAAATAGGCCGATAACATCACAACCTGTTCTTTGCTTGCCACTCGGTTCTTTTTAAAATACGCTTGAAGTGTCGCTTTGTAGGCCTCGTTCCATCGGAGACAGGCTTTGATTCCTCCTCCCCATAGTCCTCCCGCCAATCGAACCTCGTTCCACTCGGAGGTGATCGGTTCTCCATAAATTCCGTCGGGGCGAATGGAACGCTCCCCTTGTGATAAAGGGGCAACTCCCTGAATGATAATTTTGTCGCTGTAAAAATATCGCGTCATTGGAAAATAATTCATGACATGATCTGGATAAGAGGCTTCACGAAAGGCTCCAAAATCACACCAAAAAAAATACTCGGTATCGAATGGATTGACATAAATCGCCTTTTCCACAAAGGTAGTTTTCATCGCCCAGACCGCATAGAGTTCGGGACTATGAATGCCTCGCTCAGGATCGATCTCGTGTTGTTTTTTCCAAGTTTCTTGGTGTTCTTTCCACATTTCGAGATCTTCAAAAGGAAGTTCAATCAAATGAAGAGGCTTGTCCCCACGCCATTCACGAATCATTTGGGCATGTCGTGGTTCGACAAAAATAACAATGGGACATGCGAGTGAGAGCAATGTTTTTCCCCATTGATGATATAATCCATGATTATGTTTGGATTTTACCTCATAATAAGCAGTCACTAGCGTACATGCCATTTTCTAGGAAAATAGAGAGTACATCACTTAAACTGTGTAATTACTATCCTAGGTAGAATGCCATTTATATCGATTTTAATTCCTGTCTATAACGGCGTTGAGTTCCTCGATGAATGCCTTCAAAGTGTTGTCGCACAGACCTTTACCGATTGGGAAGTACTTATTGGTATAAATGGGCATGGGGTAAGCGGCGGAGACGTCGCGGTGGTTGCGAATCGATGGAGTGAAAGGGATCCACGCATTCGTGTCTATGTTCAAGGTCCTCCATTAAAAGGAAAAGTAGAGAGTTTGAACCATTTGTTGGTTCTTGCGAAAGCAGATTGGATTGCAATCCTGGATTGCGACGACAAATGGACACCGACGAAACTACAGCGACAAGTGGAGACCATTCATGGAGATGCGAGAGATGCGGATGTGATTGGAACGCATTGTCAGATTTTTGGTGATCGCGATACGTCGCCCTATCTCCCTTCAGGATATATTGATCCAGCGATACTAGAAGATTATGATCCCATTATTAACAGTAGTAGTTTGACTCGACGAAAATGGTGTCATTGGGAATACAATGCTCTTAACGAATATGCCATCGAGGATTATTATTTATGGATGGAGATCTGTTTACAAGGTGGACGTTTGTACAATGTTCCTGAGAGGCTAACATGGCATCGTGTATACGCAACCTCTGCGTTCAATAGTCGGCATATTTCGAATGCGAAGTTGCTGGAATGGTATCGAGGGAAACGGGCGACAAAGATGTAACACAATGTATTTCTCATAATAAAATATTCTCGCATGTAATCTTGTATACTTTATTCTTTCATTAATCTATCCAGAAATTCTACATACTCACAAGCCTGTTGTAGTTTATCATGAATTGATATTGAATTTGATTTGGATGTCGCCCATCTTTTATTTTTAAGTTGTTTGGTTCGATCGTCAATTGTACCCTTTTCTTTTATGTTTTGTAATGGGTGTTTTTCAACAGTAAAGAACTCACGTGTACCCTGGCCAGATTTTTCTTTATAGTAAATTACAAACTTTGGTAGATCAGATTGTTCTATTCCTTCTGGAAGGGCTTTCGCATTATATTTTCTAGATAATTTCCCTCGATTTGTATTTTGTTCAGATTGATTTGTGATTCTTAAATTTTCTAACCGATTATCTAGTTTAGATTGATTGATATGATCAACCGATTCATTTCCTACACCATGCCCTCGATGATTCATAATAAATTGGTGAAGATAAACATTTGTTAATCCTGTATCTGTCATCACATGACCGGCTACGTATCCATTTTTCATAATAAACCATGTTACAAGACGTTGCCCAATTTGACGAATCTGTGGTATAATCTCTTTATCAAGAACAGTATATCCTCCTGGTCGACAAAACATAATACAACATTCTTTATGATTCGAATCAGTTACATCATAATACCAATTGGATTCAATACCCGCGCTTTTTCCCATTCGTTGAATAATGCCTGGATATCGCTGACCTATTTGAAAGCCTTTTGGAAATTCTATATGATCGGACATTGTGTATTATACCCTCCCATATGTTTTTATTGATCAATTTTTTGACACAATAAAAAAATATACGTGTTTTTTTATTTTACTTATATAATTAAAAGATAATATATAATAATATAACAACCAAACGTTCGTTTAGTTGGAATAGGCGAGCATGCCTTCCATTATCTTTTGGATAATTCCTCAAACTCTCCTGATATCCATATCAACCAACAGGTATCATTCCTCTTGAAGACCACATCTCTGTGGGGACGGACTCTATCTTAAGCCACTTTCGTAGCCCATTACCATTGAGTCTCTGAACTGCATTCATATCATTCTTATCAGAATGATTTAGAACTTGGCTGCGGATTGTCTCTATTTGTAACCTTCTTACCATACCCACGAGTTTCCCCTTGGTGCTACAAGACAGACCTTTCGGTTCCTGAGCGGTAGTTACAACTTAAATACGAGAGTTTCCCGCAATTTGATAATGTTGCCCTTTGCGAACATGTCGCAAGTGTTGATGGACTAGCAAGTCTTTTTAAACTTACTCTTGGCAGCCAGTGTTGATTCATTAATTTGAATAACTCAAACCACCCATACCAGACATGATACGCAAAACGTTGTAGTTGGTGGCATAGACACGGACCTGAGAGGAGGTGTTGACGCCAACAGCGTTTGGTGAAACAGTCAAGTTCAAAGAGGTGTTGTCAATACGAGACAAGTTGCAGGTGCCCGATGGTTGGTGCTGCTCTGGTTGGAGAGCAAACGAGTAAACGTTGATACCAACCGATGGGGTGGAGGTGTGGTGCTGGTAGGGCTGAACGTAGTTGAAGTAGTTACCCTCACGAACCTGGAAGCGGTCGTGGCCGTTCAACTGCAGCTGAGCAGTGATAACTGGGTTCTTGCCGGCCATGCCGTCAACGCCCATCTCATCACCATCGACACCGCGGTCCCAGAAGTCAGAGTAGTTGAATGGCTGCTGACCAAAGTAGGCATTCACGATGGCATCATCGCAGGAGACAAAGGAGTCACGCTGGACAACCCAGACCAACTCCTTGACGGGGTGGTTGAAGTTCAACTTCAGCTTGTTGGAGGTGGAGTTGATGGACTCACCGCCAGTGAACTGCAGGGTGTCAATCAGGTACTCGTGAGAGACCTGGGCGAACTTGCGGCGCTCATCGGTGTCCAGGTAGATGTAGTCGACGTACAGCGAAGCGGCAGTCAGACCAGCCTGGGCAACACGGTTGCGGACCACATGGACATCAGCGTTAGCTGGAGCACGGTCCCAGCACAAGTTGTTCAGGGTGTTGAACTCGATGTTGATGCGGACCTCGTGGTACTGCAAAGCAATCAGTGGCAGAGCCAGACCTGGGTTGCGGCAGAACCAGAACTGCAGAGGAATGTACAGGGTGTAAGCTGGGGCGCACTTCAAAGTGGCCGAGACAGCGTTTGGAACACCACCCGAGCAGTCATCCACGCAAGCAGCGCCAGTCAGGACCAGCTTGTTGGTCAACTCAGGGACGTTGCCGACCATCTTGGCATAGGCAGCCTTCTTGCCGGCCTCCTGGGTGAGCTCGTTCCAGATGTGCAACCAATCACCGTAGTGCTTGTCGATGCGCTGACCACCGATTTCGATCTCCACGTAGTTGACCAAGTTGTGGCCAACCCAGTTCAACCAACGGAAGGTAGCATTCTCACCGTCGCTGGTCTGCAGAGCAACCTGAGGCAGAGTAGCCTGGAGGTACATGCGGTGGATCAAGTCACCATTGCGCTGAATGGTGCAGGTCACCTTGCGACCAAAGCCTGGGGCACCATTGAAGGGGTTCTCAATGGACTCCATAGCGAAGTTGGTGTGGCGGCGGTATACCACCTTGAAAAAAGTAATCTGTGGGTTACCAGTCAGGTAAACGTCTTGGGCGCCATAGGCGACGAGTTGCATCAAACCACCTCCAGTCATTTTCTATATCCTGGAGTGACAAAAAAATTTTGGGAAAATATTTTTTCGAGATTTTAAAAAATTGTCGGAGGATCTTATCATGCTGTTACAATATTCATTTTTAGAGTATATTTTATAAAAAAATAATTTTATAAGATATAGCTTATAGAAAGAGAGTGAGCCTATAAAAGAATGGATAAAATAAGGTACAACATCGGAAGGGATTGAAGGGTTTAAACCCCTTCGCCCTTTACCGTATAAATCATTTATCGATGAGTGAGAATGCGTTTTTTAAAGTGAAAAGTTCAAAACGAAGTAATCCAGAAGCGCGTACTACATTAGATGCCATTCATCAGAAGAAAGTACAATCCATGTTAGACCAAAAAGAGCATATTCATGATTATAAAAATGAATTGACTCAATTACAGCATCAAATTGAGAACTCGACCTCTGAGATTGAACGATGGAGACTTGAAAGAGAAGCAGAATCCTTGAATAAGAAAATCAAGGCCATTGAAAATGGATCCGAATTAATGGACTATTATCTTCGAACAGGTGATATCTTATATAATTATTATGATATTCAGGATCAAATTCAACAAGGTACGGTATCCTATTCTACCGCTCGAGCCAAGCCTGGTTCGATTTTGGCCATTTTAGAAGAAGTCGCGAATGAACAAAAACAAGCCGACGTCCAAAAAGAGCCCGCCCCTTCTTCATTCATCGGATCGATTGAGAAAAAGGGCCTTCAACGCAATCAGCTTTTGAATGAATATCTTCAATTGGAAGATCCAACCATGGCGCGTACTTCGGTAGAAGAATATGATGATCCCTGGACCAATTGTGAAAACTGTGGGAATGAAATGATTATGTGTTTGAATGAAGCAAATTTGACCTGTTCCAAATGTGGTCACCAAGAGTTTATTTTGGTCGATTCAGATAAGCCATCTTATAAAGATCCGCCACGCGAAGTATGTTATTATGCCTATAAGAAAATCAATCACTTTAATGAATGGCTTGCGCAGTTTCAGGCCAAAGAGAGTACTGAAATTCCACAGGATATTTATGATGCGATTTTGATTCAATTAAAGAAGGAGCGTATTACGAATATGTCTACCTTGAAACCAACAAAGTTGAGAGAGATTTTACGCAAGATGAAATGCTCCAAATATTATGAGCATATTCCTCATATCATTAATCGCCTAAACGGACAAAATGCTCCGTTTATGTCTCGCGAAGATGAAGAAAAGTTGCGACATATGTTTCGTGAGATCCAGCCTTCGTTTAAAAAACATTGTCCCAAGGGTCGACGAAATTTCTTGTCCTATGGTTATGTTCTCTATAAATTCTGTGAATTGCTGGAGATGGATGAGTATTTGGCATGCTTTCCCTTGTTAAAAAATCGCGATAAACTCTATCTTCAGGATAAAACGTGGGAGCTTATCTGTAAGGATCAGGGATGGCAATACATTCGAACGGTGGGTTAACCTCTCTTTTTATGAGTTCGAACCTTCGAAAAGACCTTCTTCATCCTTTTAAGATCTTCTTCGTCATCTTCTTCTTCGTCATTCCACCATTCCTTGATTTTATGTTTTAAAGGATGTAAAGATGAATCTTTGTGTAGATTCTTCTTATCATGCTTAATAAAGTGTTCTACATCCTTGTGAAGAGAATGATGTACGTGCTTTTTCCACCAATCTTTATTTAAATCGTGCGGTTCATCCTCTTTCTTTTTTACTAGATTGTCATGATGACTTACAATACGAATCGAAGAGGGTGACTTCTGAGGTTCTTCTTTATCTTCCTCGTTGTCTTCCTCTTCATCCTCATCCTCCTCTTCTTTTTTAAATACAGATGGAGGAGGATTGGATTCCTTTTTACATTTATTGTATTTTGTCGTAAGATTCATAAACGTACTATACACAATCGCATGTTCCTTTCCTTCTTTTGATATAAATAGATGCATATTTGGAGTAATTAAACGGGACGATTGGGTTTGAACAAAACAAGAAAGTGCCTTGGGTTCACTTACCATAATCGTTGATCCTGATGTTTGGGCAACAGGTACATCGTGTGATAAATGAAAGATGCCACATAATGTGATTACCTTAACGAGCAACTTACACAACATCTTGATATATACTATTCTATTAAAAATAAATGAATCAAATTTATTTGCTCGGAAGGGGTCTGATTGAATCTTTATGATTGGTAAGGCGTGATGTAATAAACAGAGGAATTGGCTATCATTTCTGTTATACTTGGAAAGAATCGTGAGGATTCTGTCACTTTATTGCTCATGGTTAACCCCTTTTCAGGAACTCGAAGAAACTTGATATGATAAAAGGAATCGACGCCTGGTCCCACGGATTCTTTTTCACGAAAACTAATGACAAAGAGATTGGGATTGGGGATCCCATTGATAAATTCGGATGGATCATTACAATTTCGAACAATATACTGTTTCAGAGTAGATGACAGGAGTTCTTCTATTTCTCGACGTGTACCATATCGAAAATAGGGTAAATGCGCAATGTTCATCCAATGATCTGGACGGTTTGCGCCTGCATCCGCATGGACACCGAGATTCATTTTCGCATAATTGGAAGACGCCATATTGTAAGTAAGTGTATACCTTTATACACAGAGCATTTAATGGTTCAATTTTATTAGAGATTCTCAACTGGATAGTACATACTAGATTTGAAACAATAGTAAATTCAAGACTTAAAATTTGATCGATACTTATTAATTAAATAACGTTCCAAGAAATGAGTTGTTCCATTACACAAAAACGCTTATGTGGAAAAGAAAATTGCGATGTATGTTATTCGCGTTCATTTGCGACGCATCCTCGCTCAGAATGTTGGAGTTCAAGAAATGAATGGAGGCCATTTCAGGTATTACAAAACAGTAATAAAAAATATATGTTTGATTGTATGGATTGTAATCATTCATGTGAAATGATTGTTAAAAACGTAGCACACGGTCAATGGTGTAAATACTGTAATTCAGATGGGTTATGTGAGAAGATGGATTGTACCTTTTGTTTTAAAAAATCCTTCGCATCCCATCCAATGGCATCTTCCTGGTCTAATCGAAATGATAAAAGTCCTCGTTATACACTTCGTAATTCAAATAAAAAATGCTGGTTTATTTGTGAAACATGTACTCATTCATTCCAAACTGTATTATATAGTATTTCTAGTGATAGATGTTGTCCATTTTGTTCAAATCAACAATTATGTACAGATGAATCATGTGATAGATGTTTTAAAAAATCATGCGCGTCACATGATATTGTAAACGCATGGTCTCCTAATAATAAAATCACCCCACGTGCCACATTTCTTCAATCCAATAAAAAACTAGAGTTTCGATGTACTCGATGTCACCATACCTATCATACCTCCGTTCAACATTATATTAATCGGGATGGATCCTGTCCATATTGTTCAAATAAGTATTTATGCGAAGAAAAGGATTGTCTCTCCTGCTTTTCCAAATCAATGGCGTCACACGATCGTATTTCATGTTGGAGTAAGAAAAATATAATTAACCCTCGTATGATATTCAAAGGTTCAGAAACATATTGTATGTTTGATTGTAATCTATGTCATACTGAATTTCAAACAAGAGCATATAATATTCTTACTGGTTATTGGTGTCCATATTGTAAAAAGAAAACTGAATCTAAAATGTTAGAATTTCTTTCTATGCTGGATGGACAATGGAAACCCCAGCAACGATTCAATTGGTGTACCTTTTCAAAATCAAATCATAACATGCCAATTGATTTCGCTTCAATTGAAACATATGTTGTGATCGAGATTGATGGCCCGCAACACTTTACTCAAGTATCAAATTGGAATCATCCAGATGATACTCAAGAAAAAGATATTGAAAAAATAAAACACTGTATCAATCAACGTTATTCTATTATTCATATCAGCCAGGAAGATATATGGAACGATTTATATGATTGGAAGACAGTTATCAAAGATCATCTCTATCAAATATCCGAACATCCAATACCATCATGTTACTTTATTAGCAAAAAGAGTAATTTGTACGACAGCCATATTCGTAAATTAGGTGAGAGTGTACCCTATCAGATTATCCATCCCATTTAACTCTTTTATGAAAACTCTATTTTTCATAAAATAATCGATATTATTTAAGGGTGGGGATCATTCGATTTAATTTATAGAGACATTTTGTTGATAGTAGATGCCGAGTTTAAGGCAATTTACATGCGGGCTGGGAAGCCGACCAAATTGGCTCCAAGGCCGAACCCTGCGCCTTGACGCGCCGTAACACCAACGGAGGGTGAAACAGCGTCCAAGATGGCGAAGACAACAGCGGCCAAGACAGCCAGGGTGGCGACCTCATCCAATGGCAGAGCCTTCTTTGGAATAAAGATAGCGGCGGCGGCGATAACCAAACCCTCAATGAGGTACTTAATGACGCGATTAACGATCTCAGCAAATCCGTAGTTCATCTTTGTCTATATTTGATCTCTAGAAAAAAACTCAGTCGGTAGGTTTTATTTGTGTCATCGTTTCGAGTTTAAAGATACGATCCAACCTACGAGATAGAAATGAGTGCCGATCAAAAACCAGAAGCCGTAATTGAGGATTTTTTGGACGAAGATGCCGAAATTTCAGGTCAGCGTTACGCCCTTATTAGTTTTTTGAGTCCGGAGAAAGTTCTCGAAAAAAAGGATTTGTTTTTCTTTGAACAATTTGTAAAATCCTACGAGGTAGAATGGAAGACCAAGAACTTGGAGAAGTTTTTAATTGAAACTGCGAAGAAAGTGAATGATGAGCTAAATGAGCATGCGGTGGAATTGGAGAAAAAGGACCAATTCGAGGCGGCCGAGATTTGTCGTAAAAACAATCTTTCCATCGAGAGTATTATGTCTTCGTATCAGAGCTATGTTCAAAAGAATAAGAGCGAGATCAATAAAACGACCATTGTAAATGCGTATGATGATTTCATGTATGCGAATAAAACAAAGCTCGAGGAACAGTTTTACGAGATCAATAAATTCCAGACATCTATTCGTGGTGTTAAGATTCGTGGTGTTTTTGGAAATACAAAGGAAGCCGAGATCAAGGCAAGAAAGCTTCAACAAAAGGACAAGTATCACAATATCTTTATGGCTGAGGTTGGCAAATGGACTCCATGGGACCCAGCACCACACGAAGTCAAGGATCAGTCCTATAACAATGATCAGCTCAATACGCTCATGAAAAGCTACAAGGAGAACGAGGACTCACGCGAGCAATACTTCGAGGAGCGCACTCGCGGAGCAAAGAAGGTGGTTGGCGCTTCCACGGCATCCTCCTCGTCAGAATCCTTTGATAGCATGTTTGGTCCAATTGGTGATTTGGCTCTCCAGCGTAAGGTGGAAGAATCATCCGAGGACAAGAAGGATGAATAAGATCGATCACTCGTTCATAAATGTATACTACTAAATAGAATGCTGTCTGATACGCTTGGATTCTATTCTGTAAAAGCTTCTGCGATTTTTATTGTCGCCATTATCTATTTTATACTGGGTACCGTTATGTCGATTTTATTGGATGAATTGTCCCCCGAGGAAAACTACGAACAAATGACTACACTTGAGTTGTTTTTTCATATTTCAGGCATGCTTGGTGTAATCGCAGTTGTTTTCTATTTTATACGAATCATGCTAAAGCGTGTTCCTTTTTTCATGAACGGATGGTATGGATTTGAAGCATCTCGTCTACGAGAAATAAGTGGAGGAATTATCATCGCCCATACTGTGTATACCTATCAAACACGATTAGTCAAAATGATGGAAGAATTTGGCCGTCGTATACGTCGTCTAATATTAAATAAGAAGAATGTATAAATCCCTATCTTTTAATTCATTGTTCTTCTTTTGTTCTATTGTATCGCAAAAGAAGAACATTCTAGGTGATTACTGACTCACCTACCTCCATTATATCTTTGTTATTGCCAAATGTAATCTACTTTTATAATAGATGATGACACACGTATATCCCCATATCTTCACAACAGAAGAATTGACCGGTTTCTTAGAATCCGATGAAGTTGTTCAGGCAAAAGAGACGATTGAACAACAATCCAGTGGTTCTGTCTATTTTACAATCCCCTTCACCAATGCGTTGAAAGAGAAATTGTCTAGCGTGTTTTCGATTGATTTATCGCAACTCCATGAACTTCCCATGCGATGGATCAAAGGTGATACACTTCCACATGTCGATAAGGGTTCCCATTCATTCGATTCAACCTATTTGGTCTATTTAACAGAAAGTTCCGGTCAGATTATCATTGGTGATACAGACTATCCCATTCAAGCAGGAACAGGATATGCTTTTCAAGAGGGTATTCATCATGAAACTCTTCATACAGGCACAGAACCCCGTTTGCTTCTTGGTCCCATGAGTGAAACAGGATTTGCGGTAGGTGCTGCTTTTATTGGTGGTCCAGGTGGATCAACGGTTCATCTTCGCCAAATGGGTTCCATCGTAGAATACAGTACGAATCAAACAGATTGGTATGAAATCTATTGGCCTATCTATGTCCAAAATACGGATACAGGCCTTGGAGTGGTTACCATTGAGTGGTTAACCGATATTACCTTAACCAATCCAAATGCGTATTTTGTATGCGCAAGTCCAAACATTCAATTTGGATCCAATCAGCTCAAAGAAGATGGTTCACGACCAAAAATCACACTCGATGGAGTCACCAATTACACCGGTCTGATTCGAAATTATCAATTTGGAACGACGGGTTATAATACCATTTATGTCTATAATCTGGAGGTTCTCGCAATCAATGGATCCACGCTTGATTCAAATGGAGCGGGATGGATTGGTCAATCGTATTATGGAGCAGGAGCCACCAATAATTATATCATCAATTGTTCATCCAATGGACCCATTGGAACCTATTGTGGTGGAATTGTGGGATTCAATGCCGCAACGGAGAGTGGTGCTCAGTTAACCCTCATCGGATGTTCTAGTTCAGGTGCGATTTCGACGGATGGAGCGGGAGATTACGCAGGTGGAATTGTGGGCGCAAATGCGGGTGCCAATTCAGGCTCCATCGTTTGTAAAAGTTGCTGGTCCACCGGTGTAATCGGTGGAACACATTCAGGTGGCATCGTGGGAGGTGGTGCTGGATATTCAGGTGGTTCGGTATTGATCCAAAATTGTTATACAGGAGGTGCGATTACAGGTGCTTCTGCGGGTGGCATCATTGGATATTTATCGCGTAATTCCACAATTCAGCATTGCTATAGCACAGGAGTTATTAGTGGAGCCTATTCAGGTGGCATTGTAGGTGATGGTTCAGATAATTCGAATGTTGCGAATTGTTATACAACGGGTGCGATTGGCGTAGATGGCATTGTTCTCAATGCGGGTGGAATTTATGGCGCAAATTCAGCAAATTATACCATCCAACAATGCTATACATCGGGTACCGCCGCAAACAATCTGGGATATATCATTGCGAGCTCAAATACAGTACCTGTTTCTTGTTATTCAGAGGCTTCTCAGTCACAGTCGGGATGGAGTACCTCAAACGCAATTACAGTATTAACAGGTATACCCTCCTCAGGAAATGTAGGAACGATCTGGCTTTCTCTTGGAGAAAATGTTCCTTATGCTCTTCGCGCCATGGGTTATACCTCGTATTCAAGAACGAATATTGTAGAAAATGACTTAGTACGAGAGGATTCAAAAACCGTATCGGCGGGTCTATCCACAAGTACAGGTATTCTTACCAATAGTACATATACGATCGTGGGTATTACAAATGGTGATAGTGGATCCTATTCTACCATTAGTATTCACCCTACAAATGGCACCGTGATTACTACATCTGAAACCGTTCCTGGAACATATACAGTAGTTGTATATCGTGATGGAAGCTATTATGTAACGATTCTTACACTGGTTGTTACCGAATCAACCAATCCATGCGGATGTCAATTACCCATTGAGATGAAACATATTGACTATGAACAGCGTTATGGATTGCTGGATGGAAATATTATGTTAGCCTACATGAATCCAAGACGTCCATTAACCTATGATGAAATCATTAAAATGAAGATCGCAAAGGCCAGTCGATCCTAAATCCAATCCATTTTTATCTCCTTCTCAAATCAATTCCCTCATCAGATCTTGATTTGAGAAATAAAACGACCATTTATGCGTAATATCCTTCATCAGGTGTGGTTGAAGAAGGATAATGCGATACACATGTCTGTGTAAGGTCATCACAAAACGTACCTTCAGGGCATGGTTCATCTCCACACAATGCTTTACGAATCAGAGACGATGGCTCTTTGTTGATCTCCGATGGAATCTGAGGTACGCGAGTTGATTCCTCAACCGATGCTGGATGCATGTCTTGAAATCCAGAAATCACAAAATGGGGTTCGATTCGATGAATGTATGCGACAATTTTTGGAAGAATCACAACCGCAACAATAAGCCCAATAAGGGTGGTAATCATAAAAATCTGTTTGGCCTCTTCCATGGTCTATCTATCTCGTAGATGAATTAAAATCCTGGACGTTTTTGAACATTGATGGCTGGACCTCTCAATTTCATTTGTGCTCGCGGATCATAATTATTCACATCTTCTTCCTCCTTAACACGAGCCATCATTTCAGATTGACGCCATAATTCGGGGGCACCCATCTTAAAATCACCATGTACTTCGGCTTTGTACCAGAAAATGGTATCTTCTAATTTGTTACTCTGAGTATTGTTGTTTACCACAAGACATTCATAATTCTGCGTACATTGATCCATCATCTGGCAAAAGAACTCAAAGGAGGGAAACGCCGATCCGTAATTTTCAAAAAGACGTCGACGATTATTCATATAGGGCTCTCGAAGAATAAAGACATAATCCACATTGGTTCGGAGAGCCGGTTGAATACCGAGTGGAAACTGCATGGTAATAATGAAAAATACCTTCAAGTGACGACCATTCATAAATAGGTAGCGAATGTTTTTATCATGTGTCCATGAATCATCGTACATACAGTCATCGAGAATCATAAACGCACGAGGATCAATGTTCGAATGAACTCCTTTTTCGCGATCTTGTTCAATCTTTTGAACCACCAGACGTTGACGCTTTACAAAATTAGCCAAAATAACGGGATTGTATTCTCCATGAATGAACATGGGAGGGACAATCTTTTTAAAGAAACCGTTCGATTCTTCTGTACCTGAAATGACACATCCCATGGGAATATTGCTATGATGAAAAAGCAAATCACGTACCAAAGTCGATTTACCGGTACGTCGGCGTCCAATAAATACAACAACCGCATCTTCTGGAATCGATTTCATCGCAAACTTCCGGAGATTAACATTTACACCACCTTGTTGTGCCATATTATGTTCTAATCAGTATAAAATTTTTGAAGTGCGCTACATAAACACGGAGACAAGTCTTGTTATGGAAGAGATGAAGTCCGTTCTTAAAACACTTCAGGATCAACCTTTTCGAACTCGCGACATTACTGAAAATGAGAGATCCACTTTTTCAAACCTGGCACATCTTCAGCGTTATTTTCCAGCCATGAATGTATTTCGCACATCAGATTCAAATGTATCTGACCTACAAGAATTGTCATCTGGATATTTTATTTCCGAATGGAACTCGGGTGATGTGAGAACAAAACGATATGAGGCACAACGTCAATTATCCAATGGATCGGATACAGAGCCCTGTCAGGTATTTGTTAAAACAATTCATTTATTAAATCCAGTGGATTATATCAAAGAACATTTTTGTACACCCGCATCGCATCCATTGCTTCCTCAGACAAACTCTTCTTGGAGAGACACTGTCTTTAAACTTCATAGCCGAAACAATCAAGCCTATGTCGATACTGTGGCAAATTTTATCATGAGTCGTTTTCGTGAATTGGATCTTACTCCTCATTGTATATTGTATTATGGATCCTATACGGGAATTGCCAAAAAATACATGTATAATATCTCAGGTGAATACGACACCTATCGCCAATGTAAATGGTTTTGGAATGGCATGAAAAAACATCATGCGCGTTTGACACTCTCTCATCCAAATGAAGACATCAAAGATCATACACGATATCATGAATTTTATAAGGAAATCACGGAGTGTCCCTTTAATGAGGTTGAACTATGCGAATCATCAGATGATGAAATCGAGATACTGGAACAAGTGGTTGAGATCGCGGATGAATTGGTCGAGGATCTTCTTGTCAAGGAATTAAATGACCTTGACTTAACTACGATCCCTGTAGAAACCATTGAGGGCATTTCTGAGGCTTTTTCTGGAGATGCCGAGGTGGTGGATGATATTTCATTCGTGGAAAGCACGCACACAGAAGAGGATACGAAAGAGGATTTGGATGAGGATTTGGATGAGGATTTAGATGAGGATTTAGATGAGGACTCAGAAGATTCAGTTTGTCTCGACGTAGATGTATGTCTCGAAATTCCTGATATGCCCGTGATTACGATTTTACAAGAAGCACAAGAAGGCGTTATGGACGATCTTGTCATGGAAGAAGAAGTGGATGGATGTGAATATGGAACGGATGCGTGGGAGTCTCGATGGATTGCGTGGCTCTTTCAAGTGATTGCGAGCCTTACCTTTTTACAGAGCACCATTCAATTTACACACAATGATCTCCATTCCAATAATATTCTCTGGCGTTCTACCACCAAGCGTTTTCTGTATTATCGAGCAAAATCGGGTAAAGTATGGAGAGTTCCCACGTTTGGAAAAATCTTCAGTATCATTGATTTTGGTCGCTCGATCTTTCGTCTGGGACCGAATCAATGGATTTCTGATGATCATTGGCCGGATCAGGATGCAGGGGATCAATACAATTTTGGCCCATTTTATGACTCCTCCAAGCCAAAAGTGGAACCCAATCCCTCCTTTGATTTGTGCCGTTTGGCAGTGAGTTTAATTGATGGATTGTTTGAAACCTATCCTGAAAAAAAGAAAGGCAAAAAAGTATCCATATTGAGTCAAGAGGAGTCATGGATTATGTATGAAACACGTTCACCCTTATTTAATTTGTTATGGAGTTGGACCGTGGATGATATGGGACGAACCGTTTATGAAAATAAAGACGGAGAGGAAAAATATGAAGGATTCGATTTATACATTCGTATCGCACAAGATGTACATCATGTTGTACCCAAAGATCAGCTTCAACGAACAATATTTAATCCATTTATATGGAAATATAAGATTTCAAAGGAGGAAAAGGTATATTCACTTGGAATCTAATCCGAGATATACTAATTATGATGATTTCAATGATCTAAATCAGTATATTAATATCGCATTAAACGAGGAGGCCCTACTTGAATTTCATCATCGGATGAAATCTTTCCCGAAACGGTGGATGAGATCTCAGGCAAGGAAATCTCAGGAAATAAATCAGGCATGATAATACCAACAATGGTAATTAAGATGGAACCACTCACAAAATCCTGTAAAAATTGGATACGTTGATAGGGTTTTTCTTTGTATTTTGTTCCAATAAAACCAAAAATAATAAAACATAGGCCGCCGATAAGAATCCAGGGTAGCCAAGCAGGTGTCATTTTCCCTTCTTTCGGAAAAAACACAGTCTTCTCTTCCGCGGTTACTTTCCGTGCGTCTAGAGTTCTTCGTACTCGTCCGCCGAGATAAATTCTTGTACCTTCTCGGGAGCATTTAAATCTTCATAGTCCATCGCCTCTGCGAGGGGTATACCCTCTTCAGGAGAAATTTCAATCTCAGCCACCTGATCATCGTCGTACACACTTTCATCTGGATCCGTATGGACCATATCGGAATGATCGGGTTCATCCAAATTGAACACCGCATTAAATTGTCCAAACTGAACGGTGGGTTTTTGATCCAACAAAATTGTTTGAGAGGGTGTAATGGTTGGCGTAGTCGTTGGTGTAGGTGGAATCGGCAAAGAGGTCGGAGTTGAAACGGTTTCGGTTATGGATGGCAAGATCGATTCAACTGGCTCCTTTTTATCTACCTCCTCCAATACAGGTACGGGTTCTTTTACAACGGGTTCTTCCTTTGGTTTATTCTCCACTTCCGTCTCCTCTTCTTCGTCGCTTTCTTCTTCCAAAGGGGCATCGTTTGCTGATTCGGAACCAAACATAAAATCTTTTAAGATGGTCTTAACGGGAACAAGATTTCGAACTGCCTGGATAATGCCTTCATTTAAGAGACCCTCAATGGTACGATAATTTTGTTGTTTTTCAATGCCTGGAATACCATCGCGAAAAAGATAGGTCGAACTCCATAGAATCTTCGAGGTTTCACACAATGCCTTAAAGAGAAAATGCTCCACCTTTGGAATTTTGATATCAATCTTTTTATTATTTGTGCTTAGTCGAATGGCCGTCAATACTTTTGTATGCGCAATAAAAACAGCCGTTAAAAGATCCTCTAAATAATCACAGCCTGAATTCACCAGAATAATATGAATCTCGTTGTTCACTTTTTCATTATTCCAGTCATGTACATCATTTAAATAATTCTGAAACTGCCATAGGGCTTTTTTGGGTTCATTGATCATGGTTTGCTTTGCTTTTTCCAATAAATCAATGTAAAACTGAAAATAAGCGGGGACGAGAAACGAGCATAATTGTTTTGTATATTCTGCTCGAGCATCCGAATAGACCGAAAGAATCGAATCAGATCCTTTATTCATTCTTCTTCCTGGTTGGTTGTTGTCGCACCCTTATCTAACGCACTTCCTAAAAATGCCCAAAGAGAGCCGGCTAATTCAGTACATTTACCGTAGTCTTTTAAGATATCAATGTTTCCTAAAAGAGGGCGAATCAAATGATCGGGATGATATCCTTCTTTAATATAATCAAGCAATCTGGAGGATTCCATGGTATGAATGATTTCATTTTGTCTCATTCGATGATCATAGATCTCTTTCCACATGGTTGGATAAGTCAATTGTAGATAAGCGCATTGATGAATACGTCGATAGGAGTATTCATTTGGAGTTAAACATGCTTTGATTTCATCGATACGAATCTTATCATAGGTAGATAACAGATACGTTTCTAATTCGGTCCAAGAAGGCATTACCATCTTTTTAATTTTACACCGTGAACGAATGGGCTCTTGTAGACGCCCCGCATCACGGCATTCGAGAATAAAAAGTACTTCTGACGCATGAGTTTCTAGAATTCTTCGTAGAAAGGCCTGTGCTTCGGGTGTTAAATCATCCGCACCTTCAAGCCATAGAATTGCTGGTTCGGTTCGGCGAGCCCAGATATGTAGTTTTTGACGACCATCACGAAGCGTTCGATCTTTGCGACATGGACATACAAACAATTGCTTTGAAATTTGTTCCGCATACTTCTGAATCCAGTAACTTTTACCGCATCCAGGAGGACCTGTTAATATAATCGGTGTTTTATCCATTATGAATAATAAGATCGTTGGTATTTATACTCTGTTATTTTTTTTGGGTGGATCGACGAGGCGATTTGGAAGTAGATCGACGAGGCGACTTGGATGTAGATCGACGTGGTGATTTACTTAACGATACATTGTTATTATTGTTATTATTCGTATTAGACTGGTTTTTCACCCATACTACTTTATTTTCGATATTATTTTGTTCATATAACAGTCGCAAAAGTCCTTTGTACTCCTCTAAGGTGAGATTATCACGAATATAATGCCAAAAAGATGAAAATAAGGTTGTATTCGATAGCATTTGAACCAACTGAATCAATCCATTTGTAAGGCCATGTTCATAACCCTCCCAAAGGGACACAAAAGAAGGAGGAGGTGTATAGGATGGAACATTTCTCATCGGAGCGATATAGAGTTCTTTAATTTCTTTACTATTTACAAATGTTCTTTCATTGATAATACGAGGATCCACTCGAATAAACATCAAAATCGACATACGAAGGGATCCATGAGTACGTTCAGCATCTTTTGGATAATATTCATCACGTACAAGAATATGGCGTTTGTAGGATGGGTTATAAATAATGGATTTCAAATAATCTTCCCATTGCGGTGTTTCTTCGTGAACTTCTTTCATGATGGCTGAAAAAGGTTTAAATCTTGCTTTAATTCCACCTCCAATGTATCCAAGAAGACCATTGTATTTTTTAGAAATAGTAAGGATAAATTTTAGTTCATGATCCTGTTCGTCAATATACCATGGAACAATTCCACCATATCCAGCATTACCTTTATCCAATTTTTCTAGGTTATGCTGGGTAAATAGGGCATATTCGATGGATCTTTCATCCGTTTTTTCCTCAAGAAGACGTGGAATCTCTTTCGGGATGAATGAAGTTGCCCTTTTATGAGGAGGAACATATGCTTTTTTAGAGGAAGCCATTACTATTAATTACGTCGATGTTTTTTAGTACGACGTTTTGCGGATCGCTTGTTTTTCTTTCTACGCATCTTACCACCTGTTTGAGGAGGTGTTGCTGTAACCTGTGGCGTAGAAGGAGCCGAATTTGATACGGGTGTGGATGTAGTTGTATTTCTGTGTTCCGTATTTGAACTTGTCTGTTTTGACGTTGAGTTAGATCCTCCCATTATTCTATACTAATTAGGCATCATATAAACATATTACATCGATGATAAGTACTGTCCATATTCTTGTAAGGCCTGTTCATCCACTTCCGCATTGCGACGCAGACTCTGCGCATAAGGATTGCTCTCTACCGCAGAGATCGTTGAATACGTATTGCGTTCTCGACTTACATCCAACTTCAATGGAACACGGAATTCGACACGACCCATGTCACCTACACCTGGTGAAATATCAACCGGGCGATTGGAGGCCAATGCTCGATCATTCATAATGTCTGCGTCAAGTTTCTTCGAATTCTGTTTACCAGGGTCGCCTGTAAACACGGCAACCGATCCATTACCTGAAATAGGTTTACGACCACGGGCAATCTTTTCCTTGTGAGGGTTGCTACGCATGTTTTGGGCATACGAGTAATCCATCATGTCGGTAAAGGCTCCATTTCCACTTGGACCCACCCAGGATGACTGGGCAGTAATACGCTCTTTTTGTGTTCGCTTGGCAATGTCTTCGGGATCATAGACCTTCAAGCGATTCGGAATGGCAGCACCGTCACCACCAAAGTTACCCATGCGATCATTGTAAATGGTTGTTTCACGTACTGTGGTACGTGCGATGTCCTTGCTGTCCCAAATGGTGGCATAAGGAGCACGATCCGCATAACCTGATGGTGTACCGGTTATACGAAGATTGCCAATCGTTTCACTACGACGAGTCGGACGAGCATCATCAGTGTAATGAATGGATCCGAGTTGATTATCCGCGGGAGCAGGATTCAATGCCATCACACGTTCTGACGTTTCATTGCGCTCATTGGGACGAACCTCAAATGATCGATATCCATAATCTTCTTGTTGTGAATCCGTGTAGTTTGTCATGTCCGCATTACGATATCCTGCTCCACCGTATTGTTGCGTCATTGGATCACGGTAGGAACCCGATACATAACTCTCGACATGATCTTGCGATGTCGCAATACCTGTATAGTCGGTCGTCGTCTCTGGACGATTGGTATGAGGCATGACCTGAATGGAACGAACGGTGTCTTTCAAGACATCGCCATTGGTCACAAAAAAGCGTTCACCCGACTCATCAATGTAGAAACGATCCGCACGATACTTGCGAACTTCACCAATATCCGTAGCCTCTACACCCTTTCCAATATAGTGTGAACCTGCCGTCATCGGAGTAAAATATGTCTGCTTTGGATTTGTGGCCACACGCAAATCATTCGTGTCTTTTGGACGCATGATTTCATTAATGTCCAATTGTTGAAATCCACCCTGACCTGTGCTTCCAAATGGATCACCCACACCTGGTCCAACACGAACGGGTTCAAATGGCTTTTCACCGTTATTTGTTTGTGTTAATCCACCCATGGTACGTGTTTGAAAGAATTCCGTATGTTGTTCCATTCCGTTTGGATTTCCATAGGGTGTGCGTGAGGTTTCGAACATGTTTTCGACCTCGCGTTTTTTAATTTGTAAAGAGCCTGAACCATTGTAGGCATCCAGAATACCTTTGTTTGATTCATGGGCGGTATTTTGTTTCACACGGCCTCCAAAAAAAGGCTGCATGTTGTTATGTTTAAAGTCTTTGGATGTCATCTTTTGACCCGATAAGGGGCTGATCACGTACTCACTGTCAATGTAGTTCGGGTCTGCTTCTGTGCGATCGGAGCGATATTCGGTCATAGGAACATTTGAATCAATGGGAAAGGGTTGAGGCTGTGTACCGGAATGAAGGGAGGGAGCATAGGGAGGATTGTTGGACGCATAACCAAAAGCGGTGCCGTAAGGACCCGTGCTTGGTTCAGAAGGATAGGTCAAACCGTTTGGTAATTTATACATTAAATCGAGTTCGGGGCCGAATCCTTTCGCGCTGGTTACGGTGGATCCGTTTGCGGGCTGTGAATTGACAAACGGTTCACTATAGGACTGTACAGAAGGTTGTAATGAATTGGGTGGTGGAACGGTATGAGATTTCACATTTTTTTGACTTGATTTTGAAATCATGTATCCCAAACCGATGAGACCTGATAGGGCAGCGAGCTCCATACTAACTTTTCCATCTTTAAATTTTTTATCATTTTATTTATTCATGCTGATACTAGATCACTGTTCCATTTTTTGTAAAATTCATCTGTGACATATTGGATTAAATTTTTATATGAGTTAAACCGTGGAGCAATAAGAAATTCATGATCGGAAAAGTAGTCATTTTCAAATGAAAACCAGATCATCTCGGAGGTCGTATGATCTTTATAAATTCCATAGTTGGTGAATGCGATCCGAAAATGAAAACAGAGTTCATATACTGTCTCGTTCACTTGAAACATTGTAATCGAATGTACAGGACAAGGAGACAACCATATAAGAAGCCAATTCATAATATATTCTCGGCTTCGTTTGATCATATTACATACGATTGTACCTAATATGATTCATTAAAGTATGATTCTTTTAAGATTAATACGCAGGCATACGAGGGATCATATCTTGCTCGTGTCCTAATTCGCGCAAAGAGGGTTGCTGGTTTGAAGTATAGCACGATTTTACGCGGTGTGTATTGTATTTTTCTTTGTCGATGCCACGAGAGGGAATAAAATGATCAAAGGGAGTCTCAAAATTCTCCTGTGGATTATGAAAGAGAGGTTGCCAACGGTTCCATCCTGTGGTGCGGAGGGTACATGGTGGATCCACCAAACGTGCGAATGTATGGGGCATATTTTCATCTTGGGCATGTGCTAGACCACGCTGATTCATGGCGTTTCCATCAGGATGATAATGAATGGAATCACATGGAACTTTTGATGAAAAGCGTGAAATTCCCTTTAGATCGGATTCAACATCGGTTTTCCATTCACCGTCCACCCATGAGGCACCACTCTTTTGAATGCGTGTCGTTGGATTGACAGGAAAGGTTGTCGGACAGTTTGCGGCGGGCTGATTTAAATAATATCGACTCGCATACGACGTAATTCGCATATCATCCACTTGATGAAAGGGATCATTGCGTGGGCGGGTTAGTGCCTGTTGTACAATATATGGAGTAGACATAATCTCTTCTTCTTATGGAGGTTAGTATTTTTCAGGTTTCATACATACTTCTGATACCATTGGTAATGGTGCCATAACGGCTGGATAGGCCATCATCTGATAAACAGGTAAATGTGATTTTTGGATATCAATGGCAACTTTGTTTTTTACATTCTCTCGGACAATCTCCTTCTGCCCCTTTTGCGGGGCCTGATATTGACGCCATGGAGCAAAGGTATGCGGGAGATGGATTCCTTTTAGGTCGGATTCGAGATCCACCAGGTTTCCTTTAATAATGCTCACTTCATTTCCCGCAATGAGTCCAAGCATGTGGCGTTTTGGGGCAGAATGAACATATTGTTCGGTTAAGATGGCATGATGTTGAGGGGTTTCTTCTTTTTCCCAGTGGCTGGTTAACAAGGGGCCGTATGCTTCGCTAATATGACTCAATGACATGATGGATTCTCCTACTTACTTGTGATAGGGAATATTTCAGGAGAACGTTCGGAATCTTCTCACAAAATAAAATTGACCCCCCGTGATCGTTTGATAGAATAAATAACCCCAGAACCATGTATACCAAGCAGCGAATGCCAATCATTATCTCTTTGGATGGAAACATCGGCGCAGGTAAAACAACCCTCCTTTCGGAAATTCGAAAGAACTATCACGATATATTGGTGGTCGATGAACCAGTAGGTCAATGGACCTCTCTTAAAAACGAACAGGGAAAGAATCTATTGGAGCTGTTTTACGAAGACAAGCGTCGATGGGCCTATACGTTCCAAAATTGTGCGATTCTTACTCGCCTGAAGAACATTCAAGATGCGGTGGAAGATTTGGACATGACCGAAAAGAGCCCGCACGTAATTATTACGGAGCGCTCTGTTTTGACCGACAAACATGTCTTTGCGGAAATGTTACGTGATTCGGGTGAAATGGACATCATGGAGTGGGAACTTTATGAAACGTGGTTTAACATCTTCAGCAAGAAATACCCTGTATCCGCCGTGATTTATGTATCTACGTCTTCCGTTACATCAAAAGAGCGTATTGGGATTCGAAATCGTCAAGGGGAAGATAAGATTCAACTGGACTATTTGAATTTATTGGATGAACAACATAAGAAATGGATTGATAACACGACGCTTCCTGTTCTTACCCTGTCGACCGAAGTCGATGTACCCTTAGAGGAGAATCTGAAGGCCATTCGGGCATTTGTTGATGATCTGCGTCGAAATTATATATCGACCATCTAATTATTTATTGAGAGCCACATCCTGCGGCAGAAAATGCAGCCTGAGCCTTCTGAATGCGCGTCATGATGACTGCGCATTTTTCTTGGAGTGTACGCTTGGTACGCTTGGTCTTTGTAGGAGCAATGCCGATGTTTGATGCCGCATTCTTCGCACGGGCCGCCGCCGCATTCACCGCAGCCTTTGCCGCAGCAATCTGATTCATCAACGTCTTGCGAGTCTTTTTCTCTTTCACCACACCCATCGCGCCATTTGAAACCGCATTCGCCATCTGTTGAATTTGATTGGTAGCGCCCACCATGTTGGCAACTTGCTGATTTTCGGATTGTTGGATCTTCTTCTTTGTATGGGTAGCACGATTAAGAATTGCCTTGGCCTTCTCTTCCAATAAACGAGCCTTCTCGGCGGCTTTCTTGGCCTTTTCCATCTGTGCCTCCGCGATTTCAGAGGCGCTACGACGTTTCACCGTCTTTTTGGCAACGGCGATGGCATTGTTCGCAACGGCAGCCTGTTTTGCGGCGTTGTTGAGAACCTTCTTGGCCTTCTCCTCTTCCGCAAGACGCTTCTTCTCCAGTTTCTCCTGTTCCTTCTTGGCCTTCTCTGCTGTCTTCTGTTGTTCCTTCAAAATGCGAGCCGCCTCCTTTTCAGCGGCCTTGGCTTGAATGGCAGCAACGGCTTTTTGCGCGTTTGCCAAAATTTCCTCAGGTGTGCGCTTTGCGCGGCGTGGTTTCTTCTGTGTAGGAACATTAGACACATTCATCGTAGCCGCCGTCATGGCTCCAAACGCGGCCATCGCTTCTTTCGCGGCCTTTTCTGCTTCTTTCTTCTGTTCACGTCGCTTCAGGGTTTCCTGTTTTTGAATATTCAACTGCTGTCTTCGAAGAGCCGCTTTTTGCTCTCGCTCAGCCTGAAGAGCCATCAACTTTGCGAGCTTTTCCTCTGGAGTATAACGACGAGGGGCAGCCTTCTTTGGTGTATTTTTCGGTTGATTGGAAGAGGTGGCCGCTGTCGCAGCCACCGTATTACGACTTCGACCTGTTAGGTTATTGGTATTTAATGAAATAACGGAACTGTTACTGTTACTCAATGACATTCTATTTGATTTTTAGATAAAAATTTAACAATCAAATAAAAAAACGATCGTTTCTCATTTAGCAATTTACATCGCGCAAATAGGACCGAGATGGAATTCCGCCATGGATCCAACCATTCGCAGCGACTTCTGGGATTAAATTCTTTGGGTTTTGGACATTCTGCTTAATCACAGGGATCATCGGAGTGTATTGCTGGGAAAAGAATTGCTCGCTTACCGTACCGCATTCCTTACCCATACGCACTTGCTCTGAATGAAGAAGCAAACTCTCCACATCACGTGA